TAAATAATTTTTTCAAAAATATTTTTTTATAATTTTTTCCACTCACGTACCATTTGGCTGACGTTATTCTTCCACAGATAACGCTCCTCCACTGGTAGTTCTCGCATGTATCTAAAAATACTACTAGGATATACGGGGGTCCACCTTACGGGAACCTGCTTGTTTACTCTGTCGCAAATCTCTACGGTTTGCCTCCATGTATCAAAGTATCCGTCGTTCATTAGTTGTTTCATTATGTGTCTGTATAGTTTTTTTCTTGGTAATGGCCCACTCATCAGAATCCACCTCTGTTTATCACTTTACCGCCAACGCCGGACCTCTCTCTAGGAAGTCCTCTCGTCGCTCCACCCATCCACTCTCCACCAGTCATAGTCTTCATAACTACCGGCATATCGGGTGTTCTATATGTGAATTGGTCTATGGCGTGTGCGAAGGCCATAACTGTATCGTTGTGCCTTCCTAAATCTACGATAACACCGTCACGCCAAGCGTGTGTCTTCAACTCGTCAAGAAGTATCTCTACCATTCTACGTGTTTCATCGTTACCGTATGGGAATATAATCATCTCTCTCTCAAACCAAACTCTAAGTCTGTTGAGAAGTCCTTGCTTCAATGTTCTGTTACCTACCTTACTAGGTCTATAGTCTATCATAGCACCCTTCTGTTGTATCAGCGTGTTATACATCTGTTGGAAACCAACGTCTTCCGCCGCAACTGCCGCACTATATCTCTTAGTCAAGTCTATGAGAACATCTGTTTGTTTATCGGGTGGGAAGTCATTACGCCTCCACATATTTACAAAGTGTACGAACCCCTGTTCGTCTTGTCTTAGAACTATCATAACAGTATAATCTTGACCTAATCCTTGCGACGGGTCAAAACCAATCACATATCTGTTGTTAGGCAACTTATCGTTCTGTAGTATAGTATCCATGTCTAGACCCTTACGTATAAGAGTTTGAGGATAAACTGCCGAGTCGTCATCTACAACCCTACAAAGAAACTCTTGTGCGAACTCTAACTCACCAATAGCCTCTCTCTGTTCCATAAGATACTTGATACTACGATGTTCGGGCCAAAGAGGTATAGGTTCTACTGCCCCGTCACTGGATTTCCACTCGTCGTAGTTTTTCACACTACTCCAAACACCAGTCTTCCACATAGGATTATCTAACATCTCACTGTGGTATAGGTCAGTCATAGACATTGGCGTGCCGACAACGTATATGGACGAGTTAGGGTCGAGCATAGGAGTGATAGCCTTACGGAACCACTGTTGTAGTGTGTTAGGATTCATCTCGTCGCTATCTACTAGAACATCATCAAATGCTACGCACGCAGGATGCTCCCCACGAATCGCAGACCCAACAGATGTAGCCATAATCCACGCACCGTTTGTAAAGTGAATCTCAGTCTTGTTACCCTTCTTAGGGTCAAGATACCTAGATAACTGTGGGTGACGCCTCATATCGTCACGTATCTCTTGTAGCCTTCTGATAGCAGTGTCTTTACTGGCAGAAATCAACCAACAAGTAAACGGTCTATCACCATTCCACTTACCGAAAAGACATTGGTGTAGTAGTTTTACCCTAAGAGTAGTAGACTTACTGTGACCTCTAGGTGCAATAACACAAACTCTGTGTACTTCTGCACCCTTACGGTCGCCATATATATCCATCCACTCAGATATATGGTCGCCCCAAGTGTAACCAAGCCACTCGTAAAAGTACTTAACGGATTTGCGACTTCGCTCCATAGACAAGTCTTGTTTAAAACTCATATTGGGTGCAACTCCTTTTTACCACAATGCGGACAAACCCTAGTCTGAGCCTTGCTTAGTAACATGCGTGGTGCTTCCCAACCACATGACCAACACTTAGCCGCAGTCCATTCACTCATCATGTATCACCGGAGCAAACAGGCTACCGATTAGCCCCATCTCTTTATCAATCATATATGCGGAAAGACCTGCTCTAGCCATAACATATCCGTTACGACTATGGTATCTGTCTTCACCTGCTAGGCTAGGCAATTGAACTATCAAGCAACCACCCATCTCACGCATCTGTTGGTGGTGAAGATGTCCGTGAAACCACATGTGGTTAGCAGTAGTACCCCAGTCCTTGCGAGATTCGTGAGCCATGAGGGTAGGTAGTTTATTCATTACCTTACCATCACCGTGTGTAAATCCTATTAGGTTGTTACCGTAAGTCACATACTGTCTAATCAAAGGACTTACTGTAACTGTAACATCTTCACAGGAATTGTAGTAAGCCTCTAGATATAACATTAGCATAATACTAGTGTGTCTATCGTGATTACCACCCATGAATACAAGTTCTACATCACTTACTGTTCGTAGCAAGTCAATGTGTTGTCTAGCAAGGTCACAACCCTGCATTAGAATCTGTGCGGGTGTAGCGGCCATATCTTGTGCCGTACCCTTTGTAGTAGTACCTACGTCGTTATCAACGTGAAACCAATCAGAACCAACACCTACAAAGAACTTATCGGGTTTACTTGGTAGTCTAGCCAACAACTCCTCGGTCTTTTCTAACACACGCTCACGTGCTTCGTCTAGATTGTATGTGGACCCAACCTCGTCTACCCAACCATATTTACCAAAGTGCAGGTCAGTAGGAGAAAGAACTACGGCGTAACTCTTGTCTATAGTCATAGGTCTGCTTTTTACAGAAGCAGGCTTATGGTCTGCTAGAATATCAAAGAACGAGTTAGTCAGACCCTCACGTAGCATTGTGTACTGTTCTGCGTCTTTTTCTATTTGACGCCACTTTTTCATCTCAGCCTTCTTCATTATCTCTAACTTACGAATGTCTAGGAACTTATCTACCATGTCCTCAAGAGTATTAGCAACTATCTCCTCATCGGTAAATGGTTGCATACCATGCTTCCACTTGTTTACTCTTATGTACTCGCTTACAACAGTTGCAGGCATTTCAAACTCTCTAGCCATCTCATCAACTGTAAGACCACCACCCACATCAGAGTAGGCTTCTTTCATAGCCCTGTGCTTATCACCATCTATGATAAACAGACCATCTGTTGCCTCTAACATAACTATGTAGTTATCATTAGCAGAGTCATAATATACTTTAGTAGATGTAGTAGTTACGTCCTCTACATCAAAATCCCTAAACGAGTTACCCTTAGCGACCCATCTGTTTATGGCCTGTCGCCATGCGTGTACTCCCCTTGCTGGCTCTATAGAGTGCAGAAACTCTGCAAACTCCATAGTAGACCCAAAGTGTCGGTCATTAGCAAACTTTTCTATTAATTCGGTACCACCTGTGTAGTTCCCCATATATATCCTTCAAGTGAGAAGGCTTATAATAATTCGCTTCTGTTTATTTATTTCTATTGTTTTAGCGTAAAAGAAAAAAAATAAACCGTTGCACTGCAAGCCTATAATTAATTTATTCTATTTCTTCTATAATATGTTTGGAGGGGGGCCTAACTACCCCTATAGTTACCGAAGGTAACTTCTCTACATTAAAGAAAAAAATAAAAAAATAATAAAAAATAGAGCAGTAAAGCGTTTAATTTTTTCTATAAAACACCAAAATAATAAAATTAATTAAAGTGAATGATTATAAAACGTCTGTAACACCAATAATATATGGCGGAGCGTAGTCGTTGGAATATATTTAGGCCAAGAGCGAAAAAAGAAGAAAAAAACCCAATGTTAGAGCGTATAGGTATAATGAAAGAACCCTTTTCAGCAGTAGCAGGTATACCCGACATTGTTAGGGACACAGAAAGGTTGCGTAAAGACAGTAACCACGATAACGAGTTCGACCTTTACGATAACATGCTAAAGTTAGACCCCGAACTAAACGGTGCGGTTCGTGCCGTTTCTCTCACGGCTAACAATTATGAGATAAATTACTCAAGGGGTAGAAATAGTCAGATACGAGAAGCCATACGTGAGTTAGTCGAAGATACAATAGACTTTGATGATATTATGATTAATGCTATGCGTAACCTCATGGTGTACGGTAACGACATCAATAAGATAGTAGGTAAGCAGGGCGTTGGTATAACTGGTATACAAAGTCTGCCTGTAAAGCAGATAAGTATTGTAGATGAAAGGGGAGGTATAGGTTCTTACTTCGTAGCAGACGAAGATAACCCAATTATTAACCCTACGACATACATGGTGCGTGAAGGTACATCTTACGAGCGTGCTATACCAGCACGTGAAATCCTACACGTGCGTATAGATTATAGAAGTAACTGGTTTACAGATAACAAACTACGCAGAACCTACGGTGTGTGGGGTGCAAGCAGGTTTACTTCTCTAAAGCAACCAATACGCATGAAATATAACTCGATGAACAACCGCATTAGTCTTGAGGACTCAATGACCAAGCAGTTTATTACAATAGACAAATCCGCAATCGAGCATATCCAAGACCCCGCAGAACAGGCACAAAGACTACAACACATAATGGATGAGGTCATAACTTTGTTTGAGGGATTACGTGGCGACCAAATACCTGTACTTCCTCATTACGTAGAACTACATCACGTTGATGTAGGTAACTCGGTGCCTAACAACACAGGGTTCCTAGATGCTATCAACGCAGACATAGCGGCCGTACTACAAGTACCTAGAGTTGCCGCAGGTCAAGAGAAGGGTTCTACATTCGCAGCCACATACAACGCAAACCTTTGGGCCGTACAGGCTATAGCCCGTATGCACAGAATATTGGCCGAGGCGGCCACTAAAGTATTTATGATGCACCTAGACCTTCTTGGTATCGAGTACCGCAAGCAAGATTTACCTACTATTTCCTTTGAGGCTATGGATAGCGAAACACCACTCAATGTAATGCAGAGAACCGTCATGGGTTACAATGCGGGCATCCTCACTCTAAACCAAAGTCTTGAAATGCTAAACCTACCTACAATAGGAAGGGAAGGGGATGAGCGTGCGGCTACTACACCGGAAGGTGTTGGTGAATTACCTAGAGAAAACTCACAACCCGGACCGGAGATTGAGGAATGAGTTTAGTTTACGGTAGGTTTAGTTACCAAGAAGCCTATATTATACTTCTTGGTATGCTGATTATTGTATCTCTTTACATACACTCAAAGGAAAAAGTTAAAACATTTATTAATCACAGGGGACGTGGGCAACGCATGGATAAGATGAAAATGAGCAATCCCAATGAAACCTTGATGCTTACTTTCGGTATGGGAGTAGTCATGGCGTGGGTAGTTATTGCAGCGACCGCATCTTACTTTAGCATTGTAGAACAAAGAGAGATTTCAGACTCACAACTAACAGTTATCGGTCTTCTCGGTGGTCCCGCACTTCTTATCATTACAAGTGTGTTAGACCTTTTCAAGGGCAAAGAAAGTGCGAAGATTGCAGTATTACCCGACAGGCTTTCCGCAGACGTATCTTCTACAGACGCAGCAAGAAGCCACACAAGGATGCTTGAAGAATACAAACTAAAGCACGACCTAGAAATGGAAAAGATGCAAAAGCAACACTCTCTTGATATGGAAGCATTTACTATAACAAACCAAAAAGATACTAAGAAAAAGGGTGAATGATTATGGCTCTTACAATAAGTATGGATACTGATATTGGTCTAACAATGAGTGATGCACACGCAGTCATACAGTCGTTTATGATGCACAAAGGAAAGGCCGAAGACGGAAGTAGTGTTTTTACAGTAAAGTACTCCGGCTTAGTTTGGGTTGATGCTTCTAAGTACACAAGCGACAAACAAGCAGTAGTTGGGTTCAACTACGAGTTTGCACTCGATGTAGATGCAAACCAAAACCAATACAATTTACTAAAACAGTGTTATCTAAATCTAAAGACGCAAGAAGGCTTTACTGACGGAGTTGATGCTTAATGAATCTAAGTATTTTCTGTTCCTTCTGTACTATGGGCATATGTACTGACTGTCCTCTAAAAGGGGAATAAATGTGCTTTATGACGGCCATCCTCTTTGGGTGGCCTTTATGAGGTTCTTTGGCGTAATAATTAACTAACACGGTGGCCGTAACTTTGGATAAGGTAATCACATTGACGGCAGAAGAAGCAGAGTCTATCATCGAAACTATCAACGATAGGGCACAAGAAATACGTTCTTTGATGATAACCATAGCATCTATAATAGCATTAGTTATGCCCGGAATGGAAGCAGTAGGTATTCTTGATTTTACACCGTATGGTGAAGGAGATGACGAATGGATTACTGATGACGATTGGGAATTGGGTGACGACTTTGAGTGTGGTGACGGTTCTGTAATAGAAGCCTCTCTAGTAAATGACGGCTATAAAAATTGCCGTGATGGCTCAGACGAACCCGAAGACGAAGAAGAAGATTGCGAAGAAACGGATAGTTGCGAAGAACCCGATATTATCTATGGTTGTACCGACGAAGATGCACTAAACTACGATGAAGAAGCATGGGAAGATGATGGCTCTTGCGAGTTTGAGGAAGAAGAAGAAACATGGGGATGCACCGACGATACGGCAACAAACTATGACCCATACGCAGATAACGATGACGGTTCTTGTGAATACAGAGAGGGCCAACCATGCGACCCCGAAATGTATGACGCTTACTTTGAATACAACAATACTACAATAACTTTCCATTGGGATGCAGACCTTATCTGCGACAACGAACCACACAACCTTACAGTTATTTGGACTATCTACGAAAACGAAACTGGTAACTGGACTAAGATACAACCGGAACTAACATACGAAACTTATTACCAAGACTGGGACTATGTAAATGTGTCTGCTACGGGCCTAGAACGAGGTAAGTACGACATCTTTGGTA